ATGCCCGCTGCGCCCCTTGCTTCCCTGACCGAGATCCTCGCCCGCCGTGACTGGCAAAACCCGGCCTGCACCCACTACCGCCGGCTGGACGCCCACCCGCCGTTCGCCAGCTGGCGCACGGTGGAAGACGCGCGCAACGATGCCCCCAGCGCCAGCCGCCGCTCGCTGAACGGCGAGTGGCGCTTCAGCTATTTCCCGCGCCCAGAGGCGGCGCCGGAAGGCTGGCTGCAGCAGGATCTGCCGGATGCCGCCCCGCTGGCGGTGCCGAGCAACTGGCAGCTCGCCGGCTACGATGCGCCGATTTACACCAACGTGCGCTACCCGTTCCCGGTCGATCCGCCTCGCGTGCCGGAAGACAACCCGACCGGCTGCTACTCGCGCACCTTCAGCGTCGATCCGGCTTGGCTGGCCACCGGCCAGACGCGCATCATCTTCGACGGCGTCAACTCGGCGTTCTATTTGTGGTGCAACGGCCACTGGGTCGGCTATTCGCAGGACAGCCGCCTGCCGGCGGAGTTCGATCTCAGCCCGTGGCTGCAGCCGGGTGAAAACCGGCTGGCGGTGATGGTGCTGCGCTGGTGCGACGGCAGCTATCTGGAAGATCAGGACATGTGGCGCATGAGCGGCATCTTCCGCGACGTCAGCCTGCTGCACAAACCCGCCACGCACCTGAGCGATGTGCGCATCACCACGCCGCTGCATGACAGCTTTACCCGCGGCGAACTGGTGGTGGCGGCGCGCGCCAGCCGGCCCGGCCCGCTGCAGGTGCAGATTCAGCTGTGGCGCGATGGCGCGCGGGTGGCCGAACGCACCCAGCCGCTCGGCAGCGAGATCGTGGACGAGCGCGGCGCCTATGACGATCGTGTCACGCTGCGCCTGCCGGTAGAACGCCCGGCGCTGTGGAGCGCCGAAACGCCCGCGCTGTATCGCGCCACCGTCGCCCTGCTCTCGCCCGAGGGGGAGATTATCGAGGTGGAGGCCTATGACGTCGGCTTCCGCCAGGTGGACATCAGCGGCGGGTTGCTGAAGCTCAACGGGCAGCCGCTGCTGATCCGCGGCGTTAACCGCCACGAGCATCATCCGCGCCACGGCCAGGTGATGGACGAGGCGACGATGCGCCACGACATCCTGCTGATGAAGCAGCACAACTTCAACGCGGTGCGCTGCTCGCACTATCCCAACCACCCGCTGTGGTATCGGCTGTGCGACCGCTATGGGCTGTACGTGGTGGACGAAGCCAATATCGAGACCCACGGCATGCAGCCGATGAACCGCCTGGCTGACGATCCGCTGTGGCTGCCGGCGATGAGCGAGCGCGTTACCCGCATGGTGCAGCGCGATCGCAACCACCCCTGCATCATTATCTGGTCGCTGGGCAACGAGTCCGGCCACGGCGTGAACCACGACGCGCTGTACCGCTGGGTGAAAAGCCAGGATCCGACCCGCCCGGTGCAATATGAAGGCGGCGGCGCCGACACCGCCGCCACCGACATCATCTGCCCGATGTATGCGCGGGTGGATCAGGATCAGCCGTTCCCGGCGGTGCCCAAATGGGCGATCGGCAAGTGGATCGGCCTGCCGGAGGAACAGCGGCCGCTGATCCTGTGCGAATACGCCCATGCGATGGGCAACAGCTTCGGCGGCTTTGAGCGTTACTGGCGCGCGTTCCACGAACATCCGCGCCTGCAGGGCGGCTTTGTCTGGGACTGGGTCGATCAGGCGCTGATCAAGCGCGACGCACAGGGCGAAGAGTTCTGGGCCTACGGCGGCGACTTCGGCGATACCCCCAACGATCGCCAGTTCTGCCTGAACGGGCTGGTGTTCGCGGATCGCACCCCACACCCGGCGCTGTTCGAAGCGCAGCGGGCGCAGCAGCTGTTCCGCTTCGCCTTCGACGCCGCCTCGCTGACGCTGACCGTCACCAGCGATTACCTGTTCCGCCAGACCGACAACGAGCAGCTCAACTGGCGGCTGGAGCTGGACGGCGTGGAGCGCGCCAGCGGCAGCTTCGATCTGGCGCTGCCGCCGCAGGGCAGCCATAGCTTCACCCTGCTCGACCGCCTGCCGATGCTGCATCAGCCCGGCGAGCTGTGGCTGAACGTGGAGGTGGTGCAGCCGCAGGCCACCGACTGGTCCGAAGCGCATCACCGCTGCGCCTGGGATCAATGGCGGGTGCCGCGCGCGCTGCATCCCGCGCCGCCGCCGGCGCAGGGCGTGCCGCCAACGCTGATTGAAGACGATCAGGGGCTGACCCTCACCCACGGCGACCAGCGCTGGCGCTTCGAGCGCAGCAGCGGCCATCTGACGCAGTGGTGGCAGAATGAGCAGCCGCAGCTGCTGACGCCTCTGCGCGACGGCTTTGCGCGCGCGCCGATCGATAACGACATCGGCGTCAGCGAGGCGGACCGTATCGATCCCAACGCCTGGATCGAACGCTGGAAGCTGGCGGGCCTGTACCGGCTGGAGGAACGCTGCACGCGGCTGCAGGCCGATGCGCTGCAAAACGGCGTGCAGGTGGTGAGCGAACATCAGTTCGGCGTGGACGGGCAGATTTTGCTGATCGGCCGCAAACAGTGGCTGTTCGATGCGCTGGGCGCAGTGAACGTGAGCGTGGAGGTCGAGGTGGCCGACGCCCTGCCGCCGCCGGCGCGCATCGGCCTGCACTGCCAACTGGCGACGGTGCAGCCGCACGCGGAATGGCTGGGCCTGGGCCCGCACGAGAATTACCCGGATCGCCGCCTGGCCGCGCAGCACGGGCGCTGGCGCCTGCCGCTGGCAGATCTGCACACGCCGTATATTTTCCCCGGCGAGAACGGCCTGCGCTGCGACACCCGTAGCCTGCGCTACGGCGGCTGGCGCATCGACGGCCGCTTCCATTTCTCGCTCAGCCGCTACGGCCTGCAACAGCTGATGACCTGCAGCCACCAGCATCTGCTGCAGCCGGAAGCCGGCACCTGGCTGCATCTGGACGGTTTCCATATGGGGGTGGGCGGCGACGACTCCTGGAGCCCGAGCGTGCACCGGGATTACCTGCTCACCGCCGGCGTTTACCGCTATCAGCTGCGCCTGCAACTGGCGCCCGAGGGCTAAATCTGCCAAAAAACTCAACGGGTTGCGCATTCTGTAAGCAAACAGTCACAGAATGTGTAATCCGCCTTTGACATGCCGACGGCGCCTCGCTATTATTCGCCCCGTTCCAACGATTCCTCTGTAGTTCAGTCGGTAGAACGGCGGACTGTTAATCCGTATGTCACTGGTTCGAGTCCAGTCAGAGGAGCCATATTTAGAGAAGCCCGCTCAGGGAAACCCGAGCGGGCTTTTTGCTGTTGGAAGGATCATCATCGATGATCCCCTGCACTCTCCCTACCCGAAACCGGTCAGCCATCCGTTGAACGGGTAAGTTTCTCCCATTGTTCAATTTCCTTGCCTAACGCCTCGAGCTTTTGCCGCACCAAACTTAATGCGTCACTGCCTAACAACAGATGCGTGGGTGGGGTCTGGCTCTCGATCAATGCCAGCATGGCGTGAGCCGCCTTCACCGGATCGCCGAGTTGCTTGCCGCTTTTTTCCTGGCGCGCCTGACGAACAGGTTCAAATAACGCGTCATAGTCCGGGAGACGGCGAGGGCTGCGTACCATTGAACGCCCGGCCCAGTCCGTTCGAAACGAACCGGGCGCCACTGCGGTCACGTGTATGTTGAACGGGGTAAGCTCCTGACTTAACGCTTCTGATATCCCTTCCAGTGCAAATTTGCTGCCGCAGTAATAGCTGATACCGGGCAAGGTAATGAAACTGCCCATTGAGGTGATATTGATAATGTGGCCGCGACGGCGCTGGCGCATGCCCGGCAGCGCGGCTTTGATCATCGCCACTGTTATGAGTCAGTAAGAATGATAAAGAAAAATAAGGGAATTGGCGGAAATTTTCGGGAATAGGCGGGATTGGAAACCCAGGTATGATGCGGGATGTGAGGGGGCATTCTTTGAGTGGCTTAAAAAATAATCAATGGTTGACTTTGAGAAAAGCTGGTAATGCGGCGGATAAAATCCACTTAAAATGATAAACTAGCCACGCCCTGTAATCGTCGTTCAAACGAACTTCAAATCAACTCCTCCAGGTCGAACAAAAAGGGAAAATCAGCACATCAATAGGAATGCGCTGATTGTTACGCCTTTTTACGTTTCGGGTTATTATCTAATAATGCACCAAGTTTCTTAGCCTCAATGAGCTGCAATATCTCTCTCTGGTCTTCCTCCGACAGGCTCTCAATCAGTTGCGCGATAGACAATGCTCTTTGCGAGTATGTGTTTGGCAACAGGCTTGTTACGCCATGTATAATTGCATGATTCAAAAGGTCATTTCTCTGTTCTGGAGAAAGCCGACTCATTAGTGCATCCCATATGCTAATAAACTCATTAGTACTTTCATGATGCTTCTCCGGGGTTACCTTGTTAGCGGGCTCCTCCCTACCGCCAGCTGGAAGAAGGTATTCTATACCTGGACCTTGTACACCCTGTTTCTTCCTTGAAGGCCAGCCATCGCGCTTTGCTTTCTTATGAACCCCCTGAATGCTACCCGGCATCCCATCCATTGCGGCAATATCTTTCGGCGTCATCCATTGGTTTACCATAAATCACCTTTTTATAAACTTTGGTTTATGAAAAATAAAACACTAAAAATCAATCACATATACAGAATTTCTCAAATTTATTTATAAACTAGTTGATATAAATTTGTTTACTAATAAACTTATGCGTAAAGATTAACGTTAGCGATTAGCGTTTTAGTTGATCGCGCAGCATAAAACGAAAATGAGGTTATGTGAATGATCCAAAAAAATGATTGGCACAAAGCGGATGTAATTGCCGCTATCAGGAAGAAAGGAACAACGCTTGCTGCTGTGTCACGTAAGGCTGGATTAGGTTCATCAACACTGCGCAATGCTCTAGATCGTCCTTGGCCCAAAGGAGAGCGCTTAATTGCAGAAGTAATTGGTGTTCAACCATCCGACATTTGGCCTAGCAGATACTAACGGGGGGAATATGTCTGAACAATGGATCTCCCCAGCTCAGTGCATTGGCTTGTCAGGGATGCCGGGTACCTTACAGGGTGTTCACAAGATGGCTAAACGTGAGGGGTGGAATTGGAGAAAACGTGAAGGCGTTCGTGGGAATGCGATTGAATTTTCCCTCACTGCTCTGCCACCTACAGCCCAGGTTCAGTTCATCAAGCGAACTGGGAATGTAATCGTTTCAGGTAGAAATTATGAATTAAAAAATAAGCAGGAAGCCTATTGCCGAGAAGTCCTCTGGCATCACTGGGAATCTGCTACCGAAAAGCAGCGGCAGGCGGCACAGAAGAAAACTGAAGCTGTTCATGCGGTATCTGCTCTGGTTGATACCGGCATTGATGTTGTTACTGCATTTGATGCAGTTGCTGAAACCCACGACGTATCCGTGGCATCAGTGCGCCGCTGGTATTATACCGCCCGTAAATATGCGCGGGATGACTGGATGGCGGTGCTGCTGGGCCAATACGGCAAGAGCATCGAAACCCGCCGCAAAAAAGAAGCCTATTGCGACCAGGAAGCGTGGGACTTTTTACTGGCAGACTTCCTGCGCCCGGAGCGTCCAGCATTGCGCACCGTTTACGCTCGCCTGTGTGAAGCAGCTAAAGCACATGGCTGGACTATTCCCAGTCTGTCTTCCATTCGGCGAAAACTGGAGCGTGAAATCCCGGTAGAGCAGCGCGTTTTACTCCGCGAAGGAGAGCATGCCGTTATGCGTCTGTTCCCGCATCAGGAGCGCACTGTGGCTGATTTGGCCGCGATGCAGTGGATAAACGGCGACGGCTATCAACATAACGTGTTTGTACGCTGGTTTAACGGTGAAGTGCTCCGTCCCAAAACCTGGATTTGGCAGGACGTCAAAACCCGCAAGATTTTGGGCTGGCGTACCGACGTCAGTGAAAACAGTGACTCAATCCGTTTGTCCCTGTCCGATGTTGTTGAACAGTTTGGCATACCAAAAGAACTGACCATCGATAACACCATGGCGGCAGCAAACAAGTGGACCACCGGCGGTGTACCAAACCGTTACCGCTTCAAAGTCAAGGAAGATGACCCTATCGGGATTATTCCCATGTTGGGGATCAACCTCCACTGGACCAGTGTGCTGCATGGGCGTGGTCATGGTCAGGCGAAACCGGTAGAACGCGCCTTTTCCCACGGTGGTCTAGGTGAGGTTGTGGACAAGCACCCGGCACTGGCGGGCGCACACACCGGCCCGAACCCGATGGATAAACCGGACAATTACGGTGACCGGGTTATTGAGGCCGATGTGTTCCTGAAGGTGTTAGCTGAGGGGATCGCGTTCTGGAATCGACAACCGAACCGCAATACAGAAATGTGCCAGGGCCTGCTGTCGTTTGATGAAGCATTCAACAAACATTATGAGCAAGCCTCCGTCCGTAAAGCCACACCAGAGCAACGTCGCCTGTTGCTGTTACCAGCCGAAGCGGTACGCATCAGCGAGTCTGGCACGTTCACAATGGAAGCTGGCGGCAAGGTTCAGTCGCGTAAGAACCGCTATTTCAACGAGCGCTTGTTGGGTCTGAAGCCGAACAAGGTGGTCGTGCGGTTCGATCCACAGAACCTGCACCAGAACGTCCTGTGTTACACGCTGGATGGCCGCTTTATTTGCGAAGCCACCTGCATAGAGAAAACTGGCTTTGGCGATACGCAGGCCGCACGTGAGCATAAACGCAAACGTAATCAGTTCGTCAAAAGCACCAAAGAGGCCGCCAAAGCATCCCAGCGCATGTCAGCGCTGGAGGCTGCCGAGCTGCTACCAGATACCATGCCGCCTGCGCCACCGGAATCTCGAGTGGTTGAGTTGTATCGCCCTGTAGGCAACACACTACGGCGGCAGATGGTGGAGGAACAGCCAGAAGATGATGAATCAGAAGACGCGTTTGATAACGCAGTGAACCAGTTTTACAGCGTATTACAGAACAAGCAGATTTAACGGAGAAATATAATGACCAACGTAATTGATTTAGATCAGCAACAAGAAAAAATAAGCGATATCCGCAACACCGTGCGCGCCACAGTGGAAAACTCCGGTATTACCTATGCATCCGTGGCTCGTGAGGTCGGTATTTCCACTGGCTCGATCTCGCAGTTCATGAGTGGCGAATACCGTGGTGATAACAACAAGGTTGCTAGTAAGTTGAGTGTCTGGCTGGACAATCGCCGCCGTCGTACCACAGAGATGCCGACCGCACCGGACTTTATCGCCACCCGTACCGTGAAGCAAATCTGGAGCGCGTTGCAATATGCGCAATTGGCCCAGTGCATCACCGTGATTTATGGCAACTCAGGCGTTGGTAAAACCCGCGCCCTCCAGCAGTTCGCCGCTGAGCGTCCGAACGTGTGGCTGATTACCGTATCACCCTCACGCGCCAGCCTCAGTGAATGCCTATATGAGTTGGCATTGGAGCTGGGGATTGGTGATGCACCGCGCCGTTCTGGCCAGTTAGGTCGAGCCATCCGTCGCAAATTACGCGGTACCAATGGTGTGGTGCTTGTCGATGAAGCCGATCACCTGGACTACTCCGTGCTGGAAGAACTGCGCATCTTGCAGGAAGAAACCGGAGTCGGTTTGGCGCTGATTGGTAATCATCAGGTCTACGGAAAACTGACCGGTGGAAACAGCCGCAATATGGACTTTGCCCGCCTGTTCAGCCGTATTGCAAAAAAAGTGTCCATCCTGAAAACCAAGAAGGCCGATGTGGAAGCGATAGCTGACGCATGGGGGCTGAACGGTAAGGCCGAACGTGAGTTGATCCATATATTGGCTGATAAACCCGGTGCGCTGCGTACCATTTCACACACGCTCCGCCTCGCTGCGATGTTTGCCCATGGCAGTAATGAAACACTGAGCGAGAAGCATATTAGAGATGCTGTTAAAGACCTTGAAGGAGTTACCTCATGATTAACCCGACCAAGCTGGTAAACACGCTGGGCTGGCTGCAACGTCGCAACGTGGAAATCAAACATGTAAATGTCAGCCGCGCCCAGCCCATCGTGGAGGTGGCCGCACCCGATGCCGATTTGAAACGCAAGGCCCACAACTATCACGCAGTCTCAGCCGCAACTATTCAAGGCTGCATAATTTATTGGAGATAAATGATGACCAACAAGAAGTTTATGGAAATGAAAATATCTTTCTTTGTGACCGATACGGGACTTATCAAACAAGAAATTGATGTTTCCCATGCTCAGGGAACAAACACTAAGGAATTTAGCGACGCATATATGTCTGAATTTCCTGATAGTCAAAAGCATATTATTGCCGCAGTAATTAAAAAGCTCGGCGGTAAAAAAATGAAACGTCTTCACTGAGGTGCTCAATGATTAATTCAAATGAACAAACCAGCTACCGTAAAAACGCACAGGGCCATCTGGTACCAGAGAACTTGATCCGCCCGGTCGATAAGTTGCGCGATGATGTCGTGCTGGATATCGTCGAAGCTGCCAAGGTGTTACGCCAAGCAATGGTGGACTTCAAAACTGCATCCATGCAGAAAATCGGCGATTTTATCGACCTGTCGTCAGAGGAATACGGCGTGGAATACGGCGGAACCAAGGGGAATGTCACTCTGCCGAGCTTTGACGGCCAATTCAAAATCCTGCGTGCCGTTGGCGATCACCGCGTATTTGATGAGCGTATCCAAGCGGCGAAAAAGCTGATTGATGAATGTGTTATCGAATGGTCAAACGGTGCGAACGATAACCTAAAAGCGATGGTCAACCATGCTTTCCGTGTTAACAAACAGGGGCGAATCGACGTCAACGAGGTGCTGGGCCTACGCCAGATTGATATTGACGACCCACGCTGGCGGGAAGCAATGGAGGCGATTGCCGATTCCATCCAGGTTACCGGCACCAGCCAGTATCTACGGATTTACGAGCGCCAACCAAACGGTAAATATATACAAATCAGCCTAGATATTGCGGGGGTGTAATATGGATAAACAAGCGCCAACTCGTTTGACCGAGAAAGAGATACATGCACTCGCAGTAAAAGCCGTGCAAGATTTCGTGAATGCGTGTCATTGCAAATCGAAGGACGATATTTTGCTTTGCCTGGCGTATTGGCTCAACGTGGGCATGAGTGCTGGTGATGCGGTCAAAGATGGAAAGGCGGTGACGTTACAATGAAACCATTTAAAGCTCGTGAGTTTAATGAAAAGTACAAAGTCGGCAGCATGTTTATTTACCAGTCCTGCCCGATTTTACGCGGTGGTCCGATTGTAAGAACGGTAGGGCCAGCCAGGGATTTCAAAGTTTCAGACACGGTGGTTGAGATAAATCAGGAACCTTATTTCGTTAAAGTCACCGCGCTGACCGCAGCTTAATTTATTCAATTGTGTTTTATCGGGCGTGGGTGCGCCGGGGTGCGCTTACGCCTAAATCAAGGGGGACAGAAATGAAACGGACAGCCTGGATTTGTACTTTCGCCGCTTAATTATGCTTTTGGGCCTTGGGCTTAATCTTTATTTTATGGGTTCGGAGTTAATATGAATAAACCGCAATTAATCCGATTGATTCATGTAGCCAAGGGAAAGCTGAGTATCCCTGACGATGCCTATCGTGCGTTGCTGGCGAACACCGCTAACGGGAAAACAAGTTGCAGCCAGATGTCGGTTATGGAGCTGCGTGACGTCTATGCCGAGCTGCAAGGTAAAGGGTTCAAACGTAGCTTCAAGAAAACCACAAAGCGTGTGCGTGAGAACGCCAAGGGCGCACCGCGTGTGGAGGAGATCAGCAAGCTTCGAGCCATCTGGGCCACCATGCACCGTCACGGCTTTGTCGAAAGCGGTGAAGAGACCGCATTGAACAACTACGTCAAGCGCATGAGTCGCCAGCTCAATGGCGGTGCCGGTGTAGATGAGGTGGGCTGGCTCGACGGCTATCTGGCGTTTCGTGTGCTGGAATGCCTGAAGCAATGGCATATCCGCATGATGCTGGCAACGCTGGACGCCCGCAAAAAGCCCCGCCCGCAACACCCGCTGACCGGTGAAGAGGCACGGAGCTATGACATTATCTTTGATGCTTACGAGGACTCACTATGAAGCTAGGCCGCTGTCCTGTCTGTCATTCTGATTTGCATCTCGACGCCATCCTGGAAGACGACGCTGGGCGTGAGTTGCTGACGTTGTTAACCAAACTACCGGGTGGCGCTGCCAAAGCGATGGTGGCGTATATCGGTTTGTTCCGCCCTGAGAAGTCTAACCTGTCCCATTCCCGGGCGGTGAAACTCATCAACGAAGTGCTTGCACAGCATCAGCCGGGTCGAGTGCTGACCCATGCCCTGAGCGAAACCGTTGAGCGTATACGGGCAAAGCGCATCAAGGGTGACAAAAAGCCGCTGAGCGGCCACAGCTATCTGCGAGAGGTTTACCGCACTTCTGAACAGATGTTCGCGCAGACCAGCAATATCGCTGCACGTGAACGCGACGAAAGCAAGCGTGAGACTGACCAAGATAAGAGCCGCGACGATTATCTGGCCCATATGCACCGCCTGGGTCAGGACGTGTCAAAATTGCCTGGCGGTGCAGAGTGGCTGGAACATAATGGAGGGGGAAACCATGGCTGATAACCTTGAGCTTTTCGACGACGACCAGGATGATAGTCTGCTGAGCCATCTTGACGACGCCGATGAAGGCAGTCGTTTTCCTGCACTATTGGCTGAGCTTAACGCGCTGCTCCGTACTGAATTGGTACGGTTAGGCTATGATCCACGCCATTCGCTTGAGCTGGTTGTCGCCATCAGTAAACAGATTGGCGGTATGCAGGTGTATTTTCCACGAGGCCAGGCGTTAGAATACCTTGTTCGTGATATGCGAATCTGGCGTGATTTCACTGGAGACAATGTTCATGAGCTTGTAGAAAAATACCATGTAACATACAAAACGGTGTATAAAGCCATCAAGCGGATGCGTAAGCTTGAAGTTGGGAAAAGGCAACTATCTCTGGATATGGAGTAAGAAATGGCAGGTGTTATTTTTGTCAATTTGGTGATAATCGTTTGTGCATTTTGGGTATTTAACGATGCAGCGAATCATAAAGTTGGTGTTTATAAAATTAAAGAAGGACACAGCAAAGGCTACAGTACGGGGCTGTCCCCTATAGTTTGGGGGGTTGGTTCTCTATTCATTTTCATGTTCTTTATTTATCTGGTGCGCCGAAAAGCGTTAATCACCTCAGCAATAGATAACCCTGTTGATACTGACAAGAGTACAGGTTTTATTATTCTTTTCCTGATAACCTCGGCTCTGCTGATGTTCTCATTTAGAGACATCTTGTTCATCTAATCTCTGTTGATTTAATGGAAGCCGGTAAATCCGGCTTTTTTTACGCCTATCGCACTATGGAAGCCTCAGCTTATTTCTTGCAGCGAGCTTTCCAGAGGTGCAAATGTGAGTCAGTTCAATCCTACCCCAGCGTTTACCCATGCCGTTGCCTTTGTCCTGGGCAAAGAAGGCGGCTACGTCAATGACCCTACCGACAAGGGCGGTGAGACCAAGTACGGCATTTCCGACAAGCGCGACGGCGTCGCCGACGGCATGACCGACGTTAACGGTGACGGCCAGCCCGACACCCGCATCAAAGACTTGACCCTTGAACAGGCCAGTCAGATTTATTTCCGTGACTATTGGTATCCGGCCTACTGCCCGGATTGGCCGGACGGCATCTCGCTATTGGTCTTTGATGCCGCCGTTCAGCATGGCGTCAAGAAAGCCATTTCCCTGTTGCAGTCGGCAGCAGGTGTAACCGCTGACGGCATCGTTGGCCCCAAAACCAGAACCGCCGTTGTCAGTGCCGACCCTGAATGGCTACTGGCCCGCTTCCTGGTCTACCGCGCCCGCTATTACGCCGACATCATCAAGTCCAATCCGTCCCAGGGTAAATACCTCAACGGGTGGTTCAACCGCCTGGACAGTGTGGCGAATACCGCCTGGGAAGTCGTCGGCGGCTCGGCGTCGGTTGCCCGGAGCTAAGCGCCATGGGTAAAGGCTGGGATGAGTCATTTCGCCAGGGCAAGCGGGACCGCCTCAAAAAAGAGGTGCTCCACCGCATGGCCGGTGGCCCAAAACCGGAGCCGGTGAACTACCGGGGCTGTGACGGCACTCATGCCAGCTTTTACATGAAGGGCTGGCAGTCCGTCGGCCCACGCGATATTGCCTGGCAGTGCCAGCGTTACAAGGAACAACACCGTGATAACCATGAACACCGTGAACAACATCGTTAACTCTGCCTGGTTGGTCGGCATCTTGCTGTTGATCTCCCTGATTCTGGCCACCGGATTACCGCAGGCCTCATTGTGGTATTGGCTGCTGGCGCTGCTCGGCGGTGGCTTGGCTTACCTAGGGATTTGGCTTGAGGACAAAAGCAATGCATTTTCCCACCGGGAGATGCTTTCCGTATTGCTCAGCACCCTCGGCAACTTCCTGGGGATGGTGGCTTTCTTCATCGCGCCATTCGGCGGTATCCAGTTGCTGGCCTTTGCCACCGGCCTGCTGGCTGTACGTCTGGCTTGCTATAAGGGGCTGCTGCCGTGGATCCAATAACCGTGTCTACCGTTGCCGGGGTGCTGATGAAAGCCGGTCCATCCGTGCTGCGTGCCGTCGGCGGTTTGTTCGGCAGTGCCTCAGCCAAGACAGTGGACACCGTCGCTGGGATGGTGGAAGCCGTCAACAGTGCGGTCAACCCGCAGGACCGCCAGCGCGTCCTGGAGCAGAAGCTGGCGTCACTCCCGCCGGAGCAGTTCGTGCAGCTCGAGTCACTCAAGACTGAGCTGGAGAAGATCCAGGCCGAACGTGAACGTAACCGGTTTGCCGATCAGCAGGCAGCCCACCACGAACAGCAGGAGACCATTCGCAACGGTGACAACGCCGTTGATGATTATGTGCGCCGCACCCGCCCGTTGATGGCGCGTCTGTCACTCTACAGCTCCATCGCCTATGTGCTGTTACTGGCTGTCGGACAGCAGGCGGCGGCGATTGCCACCGCTGCCGGTCATGTGCTGACGATGCCCGCGCCGGATTGGGATATCGCCCTGATGTTGGCGACCCCGGCACTGGGGTATCTCGGTTTCCGCACGCTGGATGGGTTCGCCCGCTTCAGCAAGTCCAGCAAGCACAAACTGCCGGTGGTGAAGTAATGGGTGATGCGTTCGACCGCGCCAGCGAACTGGAAATGGAAGACCGTAAGCGAGCGTTAAATACCCATTTAAACCGGGTTAAAGAGGCGCCTGTCGAGTATGGCTATTGCAATGACTGCGGGGACGACATTCCTGCGCGGCGGCTGGCGTCGTTACCTGATGCTGTCTGCTGCATGACCTGCCAACAAATCAGAGAGCAACGGGAGGCCCAACGTGGATTGGGAAGTCGTTAAAGGCAACTGGGCCATCATTTGGGCGTTGTTCATGTCTGCCGTCAACGTGATCCAGTTACTGCTCGCCAAAACTTATGTGAAGCGTGAGGAGCTGGAGTTGTTCCGCACACGTCTGCAATCGATGGAGAACACCATCGCCGGGCTACCGAGTCAAAAAGACCTGCACCAGTTGCAGCTTGAAATGAGCAATTTACGGGGAGACCTACGAGAACTCGGCCCGGCCATTCGCCAGGTGAAACACGTCAGCGATCTCCTACTGGAAAACGAATTGAAGGATAAGTGAGGCCATGGCCATGCGAGAAATTCTTGATAGCGATCAGCGACTGGTCATCCTGCGTTCCTTGCTGGAGTGCGGTGACAGCGCGAACGAATCCGTGCTGCAAACCTGCCTTGAGGCGTATGGGCACAGTACATCCCGTGATGTGGTACGGACGCATCTGGCCTGGCTGGCGGAGCAGCGACTTGTCAGTCTGCGCGATGTGGCCGGATGTTATGTCGCGACGATCACCGGACGCGGCGACGATGTGGCCAACGGCCGGGCCATCGTGCCAGGTGTCAAAAAGCCACGGGCACGGGGGTAACGGATGGCAAAGCTTAAGCCCTATACCGATGCACAACGGCGGCTGATCCACCACCTTGCCGCCGTTATGGTCTGTCTGGAGATAGAGTCCGATGTGGTTGCGCCAGCCTTTGAGAAGGCCACCGGCAAGCCCTATGACCGCGAGTCACCAGACAGCTTCACCAACACGTTCTTGAACAACAACCCGTCTTACAAGCGCGCCATGGATACGCTACGACGGGCCATTGGCAAAGAGCGTAAAGCGCAGATATCTGCCTGGAGAACGAAGCATGGCCGATGACAAGCCGACCCGTGGCCGTCCGTCAAAGATTGACCTGTTGCCGGAAAGCATCCGTGATGCGCTGCACCAGATGCTGCGAGACAAACGCCATACCCAGGAGGAAATCCGCGAGGCTATCAACGCGCTGATTGACCAGCATGAATTGCCGGACGACATGCAGCTCAGCCGTACTGGCCTGAATCGCTACGCCAGCCGCATGGAGGCCATCGGCTCCAAAATTCGCGCCTCCCGCGAGATGGCGGAAATTTGGGCCGCCAAGCTGGGTTCCGCGCCGACGTCTGACGTCGGCAAATTGTTGATGGAGTTTGTGAAAACCCTGGCGTTTGAAACGTCAATGGCATTGGCCGAGACCGAGAAAACCGTTGAGCCTAAGGCACTAGGCCAATTGGCATTGGTTGCGCAGCGTATCGAGGCCGCGCAGATGGTCAGCCACAAACGCGAGAAAGAGATCCGCCAGGCATTCGCGGAAGAAGCGGCAGCCACAGCGGAGAAAATCGTGTCTCAGGCTGGACTGTCTGCGGATAAGGCCGCAGATATCAAACGCCAGATATTGGGGATTGCATGATGCTAACAGCCAGCTTAAACGCCATTGCGACCGGCATTAACGGCGGGGAGGACTTCGATGAAAACGAAGTCCTCCTTGGTTATCAGCGGCGCTGGATCGCCGACGACTCACCGTTGAAGATTGCGGAGAAATCCCGCCGAACCGGTATCACCTGGGCAGAGGCGGCAGATGCCGCTTTAACGGCGTCGAAAGCCAAAGCCGCCGGTGGTACCAATCACTTTTACGTCGGCTCCAACAAGGAGATGGCACGCGAGTTTATCGATGCGGCGGCGATGTGGGCCAAGGCCTACGACCTGGCAGCGGCTGACGTTTGCGAAGAAGTCCTGGCCGATGACGATAAGGACATTCTGACGTTTGTCATCTACTTCGCCAGCGGATTCAAGGTGCAGGCGCTGTCCAGCAACCCCAGCAACCTGCGCGGTATGCAAGGCAACGTGACCATCGACGAAGCGGCGTTCCATGAACGCCTGGCGGAGGTGCTGAAGGCGGCGCTGGCGCTCACCATGTGGGGCGCAAAAGTACGCCTCATCAGCACCCATAACGGCACGGATAATCTGTTCAACGAGTTGATCCAGGACAGTCGCGCCGGGAAGAAACGCTATTCCGTTCATACCATCACCCTTGATGATGCGTGCCGCGATGGTTTGTACAAGCGAATCTGCCAGGTGAAAAAGCGCGAATGGAGCCAGCTCGCCGAAGACCAATGGAAAGCCGATCTGTTGCGCGATACTGCCACGCAGGATGATGCGCTGGAGGAATACTATTGCGTGCCGAAGAACGGCAGCGGCACCTACCTGGCCCGCTCAATCCGAGAGCGTGCCGCACGCGGTGACGGCCCTGTTCTGCGCTTTACCGGCTCGGCGGAGTTCAACTCCCTGCCGGAAGGGATGCGGGCGCTGGATATGCGGGAATGGCTGGAGAACACCGTGCTGCCGGTACTTAACCCGCTCCCCGAAAAACGCCACGCGCTGGGCGAAGACTTCGCGCGCTCCGGTCACCTGACGGTCTTTGCGCCGATCACTATCAACGATGACACCACGCGAACGGTGCCGTTCCTGGTCGAACTGGCGAACGTCCCCTACAAGCAGCAGGAGCAGGCGCTGTTCTTCATCTGCGACCGTCTGCCGCATCGTGACGGCATCAAGCTTGATGGGCGCGGCAACGGCAACTACCTGGCCGAGCAGGCCGCCGAACGCTACGGTGCCGAAGTGGAAGTCGTGATGCCGTCTGTCGCCCACTACCGCGAGAACATGCCGCGCTTCAAGGCAGCGTTTGAAGACGATGAACTGGTCGTGCCGAAGCATGAGGATGTTGTCAACGACCTGGGGCAGATTGTCGTCTTGCGCGGCGTGCCGGGTATCGATGACCGGGAGAATACCGGCAGCGATGGCCACAAGCGGCACGGTGACAGCGCCTATGCGATTTTCCTGGCCTATCTGGCCAGTAAAGAGGATTGCCGCCGTTATGAGCTGCACCGACTCAATCAACCCGAACGGCCGGAGGAGCGCGACGAGGGCCGCCAAATGCGCATCACGCGCGGGCTGAAAAATCAACGAGGGCTGTTGTAATGTTAAACAAGCTGACCGGAGCCATCCGTAACCTGTTTCACCCCGCCACCGGTGACAAGGTAGAGGTAAGTCAAGACCTGCTGAAGGAAGAACAAACCCGCGCCCGCGCCACCGGCACGCGCCGCGCCAATGCCGGTATCAGCGTCGCCAGCACCATCACGCCGCAACGCCTGGCGGGGGTGCTGCGCAACGCAGCCGACGGCAATGCCCTGGATTATTTCATCCTGGCCGAAGAGATGGAGGAGCGCGATCTCCACTACTCCAGCGTGCTGCGCACCCGTAAGCTCACCGTCGCCGGTATTATCCCGACGGTCGAGGCCGCCAGCGATGATGCGCGCGACGTCGAGCTGGCCGATGCTGTCCGCGTGATGATTGAGCGCCCGCAGCTCCCTGAGCTGCTGTTTGACCTGCTTGACGGGTTGGGTAAGGGCATTGGTGTGGCGGAGATCCTTTGGGACACCTCAACCGTGCCATGGATGCCGCGTGATTATTCCTGGGTTGATCCACGCTTTCTCAAGATGGACGCGGATACGTTGCGCCAGGTGCATGTGTTGACCGAAGCGGAGCCGTTCAACGGCGAGCCGTTGGCCGCGTACAAATACATCATCCATCAGCCCCGCCTTAAATCCGGCTTGCCGCTGCGCAACGGTCTGGCGCGTCTGGTGGCGGTCATGTATATGCTGAAGTCATTCACGGTGCGCGACTGGTGGGCGTTCGGTGAGAAGTTCGGTTTGCCGATCACCATCGGCAAATATGGTAACAACGCCAGCGCAGAAGATATTCAGACCCTGATTGACGCCATCGCGTCTCTGGCTTCCGATGCCGGGTGCGCCATCCCGTCCACCATGCAGGTGGACATGGTCGAGACCGCCAGCCGCCAGGGCGGCGGCGACCTGTTCAAGGGCATGGCGGAATGGTGTGACGCACAGACCAGTAAGGCGGTTCTGGGCCAGACGATGACCACCGACAACGGCAGCAGTCAGAGCCAGGCCAACGTGCATGACCGGGTGCGCATGGATATCGCCAGGTGGGATGCTCGCCAACTGGAGAACACCCTCAATGAGTTCCTGGTGCGGCCGTTCATCATGCTCAACTATGGCCCGCAGGCCAATTACCCGAAAGTCTGCCTGCGTATCAATGAGCCGGAAGACCTGAAGGCCATGGTGGAGGCGCTGGTTCCGCTGATTGACCGGGGGATGAAGATCCAGTCGTCGGCGCTGCGTGACAAGTTTGGCCTGGACGAGCCGGAAGAAGGTTCCGATATCCTGCAACCTGCCGGGAGCCAGAGTGGCTATGCCATGTTGCCCGCCCTTAACCGCGAACAGTTGGCGTTGAATCGCGAGTCTGCACCGGATGATATTGACCTGTTGGCCAACGAGGGGATCAACAACTGGCAGCGCGTTGGCACGGCGTTCACCAATCCGGTATTAGCGCTGGTCAATGAGGTTGGCAGCTATGACGAGTTCCTGGCGCGATTGCCGGAGCTGCAAGCCAGCCTGGATGCCAGCGAATTTATCGAAGGGTTGACGCAATTGTGCTTCAAGGCGCGCGGCCTGGGAGATATGAACGATGGCTGATAACGACATTGTCCCCAAGGAGGCCCTGGCCTGGTTCAAGGCCAAGAAGCTCAAACCCGGCTTTGATTATCGTGATGTGTGGCTGGAGGAACACAGCGCCGCATTTACCGTGGCGAAGATGACGCAGCTCGATTTGCTCAGTGATGTGAAAGCCCTGGTCACCCAGGCGCTGGCCGAGGGCCAGACCTTCCGCGACTTTCAGAAAGTATTGGAGCCGCTGTTGGTCAAACGCGGATGGTGGGGAGTGCGGGAGATGGCCGACCCGTTGACCGGCGAAACCCGCGTCGTGCAGCTCGGCAGCGATAGCCGCCTGCGCACCATCTACAACACCAACATGCGCACCGCCCGCAGTGCCGGGCAGTGGCAGCGTATTGAGCGAACCAAGCGCGCGATGCCGTACCTGATTTATACCCTGGGGCCGTCCAGGGAGCACCGCGTGGATCATCTCCAATGGGCCAACACTTGCCTGCCTGTCGATCACCCGTTCTGGTTGACTCACATCGGCCCGAACGGCTGGGGCTGCAAATGCGGTGTGCGCCAGGTCAGTAAGTATGAGTACGACCAGATGGTGCAAAATGGCGTGACGGAGACCGCGCCGGTATTCGACGGTAACGGCCAACCCACCGGACAGGTCAGTCGCTCCAGGGTGCCGTTGAAAACGCAGGCTCCGCCAGTCAAAAACGTCAAATGGTTGAACAAGCGCACCGGCGAGGAGGAACTGGTGCCGGAGGGTATTGACCCTGGGTGGAACTACAATCCCGGCATCAGTCGCCAGGCCGCACTGGAGCGCCAGCTCCAGGCCAAGCAGCAGGCTTTTGATGCTGGCCGCTAACTCCGGCGGGTAACCTCGCTGTAACGCGCGTAGTGACGCTAACGCGCTCTGTGGTACGATGGCGCATAGAAAATTTGTTAAACGTTCCTGTGCGCTTTTAAACGTGTTTTAAACACGGTTCTCTCCCGCATTTGGAGGGAAAGCGGTTAATCCACCTTTCCCTCCGTTCCCCCGCACACTGTCCATACGATTTCTTTGTGTGGATGACCCCATGTCCGTTGAATTGCTGGCGCTCTGTTTCGAGCTGCCGGACACCATTGACAACAAGCTGCCTGAATGGTTGCCGATGCTGCCTATCGGTTCGTTCACTGGGCGCGATGGCCGTTCGTGGATCACCAACGAACCGGAAGCCGTCATTGCCGCGTCGCTGCAATACAACAAGCTGCCGTTCGATATGGAGCACGCCACCGAGCTGAAAGGCCCGCAAGGCGACCCTGCGCCCGCTTACGGCTGGATCACCGACCTGAAAATCGACGGTGATCAGATTTGGGCACGCGTTGAGTGGACCCCCGAGGGGGCTGCGCTCATCCAGGGGAAAAAGTACCTCTACTACAGTCCGGCATTCCATTTCACCGCCAGTGGCCTGGTCACGAAATTGTCCAGCGTCGGCCTGACCAACAAACCCAATTTATTTGTACCTGCCCTTAACTCGGAGAACACCGACATGAAACTGCCTGAACAGATTGCGGCAGCTTTGGGCCTGGGCGCAGATGCCACCGTGGAATCCGGTGTCACTGCTATCCAGGGCCTGAAGAACGCCGAACAAGTCGCATTGAACCGGGCGCAAAATCCCGATCTGGCGTCCTGGGTGCCGAAAGAGACCCATCAGTTGGCGCTCAATCGTGCGGAAACAGCGGAGACCGCGTTGAAAGAACGCGCAGAGAAAGACGCGGAAGGCCTGGTGGATGCGGCAATTGCCGCAGGCAAAATCGCCCCGGCCAACCGTGATATGTACCTGGCAACCTGCCGCACTGAGGAAGGTCGCAAGCAGTTCGGCGCGTTCACCGAAGCTGCACCGGTGATTGTGAACACCGACCCGGAGAAAAAGAAAGCGCCAGGCCAGAAGGACAAGCAGGCGCTGACCGAAACCGAGGTGGCCATGTGCCGTTCCATGGGTATCTCCGAGGCGGAGTTCCTGGCCGCCAAACCTAACGCCACTGAGGAATAATCGTAATGCCAACACCTAATGCAGAGATTTTGCACGCCCTGACAACCTCCCTGAGCGCCGCGTTTACCGCCGGGCTGTCAGGCGTGGAACCGCAATACCTGCGTATCGCCACAGAAGTGCCGAGCGGCTCCGCCTCCAACACCTACGGCTGGCTGTCTGATTTACCGGGCATCAAGGAGTGGATCAGCGACCGCCAGCTTGCCGTGCTGAGCCAGCAGGGTTACACCATCAGCAACAAGACCTGGGAAAGCTCCATCCGTGTGAAGCGCGAAAACATCGAAGATGACCAGATTGGCCAATACAGCGTGATTGCCAAAGCGTTCGGTCGCCAGGTGAGCGAGTTCCCGGACACGCTGAGCTTCCCGTTGCTGGTCGCAGGCTTCAACACGTTGTGCTTCGACGGCCAGAACTTTTTCGACACTGACCACCCGATGGCCGGTGGCACCTACAGCAACATCGTGGGTGATGGCACCGAAACGGGTGAGCCGTGGTTCTTGATTGATGAGTCTCAGGTGCTGAAACCCATCCTGTACCAAAACCGTCGCCCCTTTAAGTTCGTCTCCCTGGATGACCTCAACAGCGAGCACACCTTCCTGAAGAATGAGTTTCTGTATGGGGTAGATGGTCGCTGCAACGTTGGTTTCGGTTTCTGGCAAACCGCTGTGGGGTCGCGCGCGCCGCTGAACGTGGCGAACTATGAGAAGGCCGTTGAAGTCCTTCAGGGGATGCAACGTGCCGATGGTTCCCCATTGGGCATCCGGCCGACCACGCTGGTCGTCGGGCGCAAAAACCGCGCAGCCGCGAAACGGGTTATCGACGCCATGCTGGTCGATGGCGGTGACTCCAACATCTACTACAAGGATGTGGATATCCTCAACAGCCCGTTCATCGTGACGCCAGCAGCGCCACCGTCCGGCGGCTAAGCCGGGTTAACCAGCGTTTACACCCTCTTTATCGGGTGTACAAACACCCGATAAAGCCACCAGAAAGAGGATGGAAAAGTGAGTGGGAAGCCAAACAAGAAACAGCAGGAGCAAGCCGGTCCGGCAGCTCCAGCAGAAATTAAAGCGCCTGAAGCGCCGGTTATTACTCCGACTGTTGCAGGACACTATCAGGCCGTTACCCAGCCCGGTGCGCCATCGCAACCGGATACGCCAGCACCTGAGCTGACCGGCGAAGGTACCCCAGGAACCGCAACGGGTGACACCACCGGTACTCAACTCGACGCTGGTGCAGGTTGGCGCCAGGCACAGACGTTGACCACTGATACGCTGGCAACGCTCGGTGATGCTAATACGGCGGACGTTGAGGTGTTGCTGGTAAAAGCCGTGTCAGGCAACGGCTTCTGGCGTGCCGGGCGATTCTGGCCGCATGAAGGTGTTCATGCTTTCGTCAGTGATGATCCGGACGGCGATAATGCTGCCAGCCTGGCGGAAGACGGCGCAACGCCGTTCATTAGCGTTGCGACTGCCGAACGACTGAAAGCTGAGCCAAACCTCCGTATCACAGTCGTCGAAACGGTCAGCACCGACGGCAAGGGGGAATGATGAGATACGCCACCCGTGAAGACCTGTTGACGGCTGACGGCTCTTTTGTCTGGAACGTCGCCATGAACCCGGAGACGGAACAGCTTGACGAAGCCGCCATCAGCCAGGCGCTGGACGACACCGACGAGGAGATCAACTCCTGGTTGTCACGTCGCTTCAAGTTACCGCTGGAAACAACGGTGCCGCGTCTGCTGCAACGGGTGGCGGTGTCCATCGCCTTTTACTGGCTGGCCGATCGAGACAACCAGGTTACCGAGCTGGTGCAAAAGCGCTATGACGAGGCGGTCAAGACGCTGAAGGATATCGCCAACGGCCAGCGCGACCTGGGCCTGCCGACAACGGATCAACCCACGGAAGGTACCGGCGGCAAGGTCATCATGGTCGGTGAGAACACTCGTCTGTTCACCCGTAACAGCCTGAAAGGCGTGCTCTGATGGGCATTCAGGTTGAAGTCCTGGGCACGGCGAAGCTTGCCGATATCAAGATGGCCATGGAGCGCCTCGCCGACAGCGGCTTGCGTGCGGAGCTACTCGACAGCATCGGTGCGGTGGCGGAGTCCCAAACCCGCCGCCGCATCACCGATGAGAAAGCCTCCCCCGGCGGCGAACCGTGGCAGGACTGGAGCACCCGTTACGCCAAAACCCGCCACGGCAATCAAAGCTTGCTGCAGGGCAACGGCGATCTGCTCGACAGCGTCACCTTTGTCGTCGAACGCGACCGGGTACACGTCGGGACGCCGCTGCGCTATGCGGGCGTTCACCAGGAAGGATTCAGCGGTAGCGTGTCGGTCGGCGCACATCAACGTCTTATCCGTCAGGCGTTTGGCCGTGCGTTGAAACACCCGGTGTGGCAAAGCGTTGGCGCACATAGCCGCATGATGAACATTCCCCAGCGTGAATGGCTGGGCCTGTCGAACGCTAACAGCAATGAGCTGTTGCACGTGATTGGCGATTTCTGGAAGGAGGTATTGCCATGAGTACCGAACGCCCGAGCCTGGTGACCCTCGGCAGCACCGTGAGTGCCGCCGAGCGGATTGTTGCCTGGCTGAAGCCTGAGCTGCTGGGTGACGCACCTGACCAGGTGAAGATGGTCGAGCGTCATATCGGTCAGTTCAGCAGCCCGGAGGACGTGAAGCGTTATCTGTCGGGGCGTGATGGCTGTATCCGCCTGGCCGCGTTGCGGGTGCGGGACATCCATCATCAATCGGGCGGCATGGTCGGCCTGGTGACCTGGGCGGCGTATGTGATGACCACCGATGCCTGGGCCTATGGCCGTGACCTGCGGGCGGAGGTCATGGTGAGCAAAGTGGCGCGCCGGTTAACGCATCCAGGCGCGGCCAAAAACCTGGGGGCGGAGAGCAAGGCGACGGACATGACCGCCGACAACATTTACAGCGGCAGTCTCGACAGTCTGGGGGTGACCATCTGGACGGTGACCTGGAACCAGGCATTCAGGCTGGATGAGGAAGTGGATATCACCACACTGCCGGACTTCCTCCGCCTGGGCATGACGGTCTCCGCCCACGGCGGCGAAGAAATCAACGGCGTGATCAACGTGCGAGAGCAAAACGACGATGAAAAAGAAACTGATTAAGCCCAGTGCCGAGGCGCTGCAAGTACGTAAACCGGACGGCACCCAACTGTCGCCGGATGGCGAGGAACTGATGTTAACCGCATTCTGGCGGCGACGTTACGCCGAAGGCGATGTGACGGTCGAGGACATCCCGTTACCCAAAACCGATGCGGCCGAGGTAAATGCCCCGGCCACCAAACCCACCAAAGCGGAGAAGTAACCGATGTCATTAGGCTCTATTCCCAATGATCTGCGTGTGCCGCTGGTTGCGATTGAGATCGACAACTCGCAGGCGCTGGACGGCGCTCCGGCGCAACAACATAAAATCCTGGTGATCGGCTACCAGGGTAAAGGCGCGACCGTTCCGGCGCTTACGCAAAACCGCATTACCAGCGACAGCGCCCCCGAGGTGTTGTATGGCCGTGGCTCGATGCTGGCGGAGATGCTCAAGGCTCTGCGCAAGGGCAACACCTACACCGAGACCTGGGCAATGGGCATTGCCGAGCCGGGTGACCAGACTGGCGCGGCGGCGACGTCTGCGCTGACGGTCACCGGCAAGGCGAACGCGGCCGGGACACTGGCGCTGTTGGTCTGCGGCAAATCTCTCCAGGTCGGCATCAAGGCGGACGACAGCGCTGCCACCGTTGCAGCAGCCGTGTTGGCGGCCGTGAATGCGGATGCCACCTTACCGATCACCGCAGCCGTCAAGGCCGATGCCCCGGAGACACTCACCCTGACGGCCAATTGGCGCGGGCAGACCGGCAACGATCTGGACGTGCGCGTCAATTACTACCCGGGAGAGCAGACACCGGCGGGTCTCGTCATCACCGCTGCGCCATTCACCGGCGGCACCGGCACCCCGGACCTGACGGCGGTGGTCGCCGCCCTGGGCGATGAGTGGTTCAACCATATCGTCTGTCCGTTCAACGACGTGGCGAGCCTCAACACGCTGCGTGACGAACTGCTGGAGCGTTGGGGGGCGCTCAAGATGATTGAGGCCGTCGCCTACACCGCCGTGCGCGGTACCCATGCACAAACCGGCACCTGGGGCAGCACGCGCAATGACTTCCTCATCACCGCGATGGGTACCAATATCGCGCCGCAACCGTCGTACCTGTGGGCAGCCGCCTATGCGGGGATTGCTGCGTACCACCTGGCGATTGACCCGGCGCGTCCGCTCCAGACGCTGGCCTTGCCGGGTATCCTGCCGCCGGACAAGTCTGTGCGCTGGGACATGCCGGAGCGCAACCTGCACCTGTTTGATGGTGTGGCAACACACTATGTGGATGCGGGCGGCAACGTCTGTATCGAGCGGGAAATTACCACCTATCGCGTCAACCGTTTCGGCGATGCGGATGTGTCGTACCTGGATATCACGTCACCGGCGACGCTGGGTCATATCCGATACGTCATCAAGAACCGGTTCACCACGCGCTACCCGCGCCACAAGTTGGCGGACGATGATGTCCTGGCAACGCTGGAGCCGGGTCAGCCGGTGATGACCCCAAAACTCTGCACCCAGGAGTTGCTGGATATCTTCATCACCGAGCTGGAGCCTGCCGGGCTGGTCGAGGACTTCGACGACTACAAAGCCACCTTGCAGGTCACGCGGGATACCGCAGACAAGAACCGGCTGAATTTCATCATCCACCCGAACCTGGTGAACCAACTGCGTGTGTTGGCTGGCCTCATCCAGTTCAAGCTCTAAGGGGGCAACATGATTTTAGGTGAAGCATCGATTCGCGTGAACGGACGCGAGCTGCCGACCAAAGGGACGTCCACGCTGAACCCCGGCGGCTATAAACGCACGATGCACAGCGGCGGTGGCAAGAACTGGGGCTACTCCCGCAAGACCACCCACCCGACAGTCCAGGTCACGCTGGCGGCCCGGGATGACGTGGACGTGATTGAGATTGGCCAGTGGGAGCAAGTTACCGTCATGTTCGAGGGCGACAACGGCCAGAGCTATATGGTGACGGGGGCCGCGGCGGAGAACCCGGCATCGCTGTCGGAAGATAACGGGCAGATTGAGGTGACGTTTATCGGCACCAAGTGCGTGAAGGTGTAAGCATGGCGCAGATGACAGAGACATTGATCCACGGCCTGGTGACCGGCAAAGGCACCACGGATGAAACCACCCATAAGGAAGTGACGCTGCGTGAACTGGGGTCGAAAGACATCGTTGATGCGCAGCTGGCGGCTGAGCGCGTGGTGATTGGTGAGAACGGCAAGGCGGTAGCCTATTGCTCCGAGGTTCTGATGGGACTGGAACTGCTGCGCCGTCAGATTGCCTCCATTGGCAGCATTCCGGGGCCGCTGAGTCTGAAGCAGCTTTACCAGCTCCACCCCGAAGACCTGAAGCTGCTGACGGCAAAGGCGGATGCCCTGGACGACTTGCTGACGGAGGTCGCTGACCGGGGGCGACCTGATGCCGATGGCGACGGCACTCAGTAACCTTCTCGTCAACCTCTCTGCACGGTTCAGCGTGTCTTACCTGGAACAGTTGCCCTTGCGGCAGCTGTTCCGCATTACAGCTCAGTTGAGGAAGCAGCATGGCAAAGCGCCTTGATACTGAAATCATCATCAATCTGGCGGGCAACCTGACCGCCAAGGCACGCCAGTACGGGGCCAACATGTCCGAGTTTGCCCGCCGTAACGAGCGGGCCATGTCCGTGGTGAAGGCCACCAGTGCAGCAGCGGGTCGTGGACTGGATGCGCTCGGCAACCGTTACACGGGGATAATCGCGGGCTTTGCGGGTAGCGCCATGCTGAGGGACTTCGCCACCACCGACCGCCGTATTACTCGCATGGGGCTGGCTGCGGAAAAGACACGCAAAGAAATGGCCGAGATGTACAGCGGTATGCAGGATTCGGCGATCAAGTTTCGGGTCGATGATTCTGAAGTGGTGAGCGCTATCGAGAAGGTCGGTACCGTTACCGGCGACATTGATTTCGGTTACAAAAACCGCAACATCATCGCACCGTCGATTGCTGCCTCCGGCGCTGATGGCGAAAGCATCGGCGCTCTGTTTTCGCAGTTCACCAAATTTAATCTGGGCAGCGAAAAAGAAACCTTACAGGCAATGGATACGCTTAATCAGCTCGGTAAGGAAGGCGCGTTTGAGCTGAAAGACATTGCCGAGCGCGGTGTTAAAGCGTTCTCTATGTACGCCGCCGCTGGCGCAACCGGGGTTAAAGGTATCAAGGGTGTCGGCGTGGCGTTGGAGAGTGCTGTTGATGCCACAGGCGACACAACAACGGCTTCCACAGCGGTTGAAAACCTGATCCGTGACTTACAGATTCCGAAGGTCGTTAAGACGTTACGACAGAATGGCATCAGTGTTTACGACAAAGAAGGGAAAATGCGTCATTTACCCACGCTGATGGGGGAAATAGCCCAAAAGTCAGGTAGTAAAGGTGCAGAGAAACAGAATGCTCGATTGCTTGGCGCTGGTTTTAATCAGGACAGTATCCTGCTGTTAAGTAGCGTGACGTCAGGCAAGGGAGCGGAGAATCTCAAGCGCTACAACGGCGTGGTGGCCGATGGGCAAGGGATTATGAAAGATGCCGAGTATGCGTCTAAGGACTTCACTTCCGCGATGTCGGCACTCAATACAACCTGGAAAAAATTTGCCAATAGTAATCTTGCCCACCCCGTTCAGGAACTAGCTGATGCGTTGAACTCTCTTGACCAGGAAACGGTCCAGAACTGGCTGGAGATAGGAAAGAACGTCGCTATCGCTGGTGCAGGCCTGGTCGCCACCCGTAAAGCCTTCCAGATTGGTAAAGGTGCCTATGACTTTCTGCGCCCCGGCAAAAAAGGTATCCCAACCGGTATCGCCGACGTGTTTGGTTCAGGCGTGATGCCAGTGTACGTCACCAATATGCAGGGCGGTATGGGGAGCGGAGATAGCGGTTTGGGGCTTCCTGAGTCACCAGGTAAAAATAGGCATGATAAAGGAGGCCTATTTGGGGTGGCGATCAACACCGCCACTGAAATTGCCTCCCTCATCGACTTCCCGGATACCGATGAAAAGCGTGCCGCCATTCTCAAGCGTGCCAAAGAGAACGCCGAGCGTTCGACCATGTGGGATGACGTCAAAAACTGGTTTACGTCAGCGCCAGAATTTCATGACCCGTCCCCCTGGGCCTCCCTCCAACCGCAGAACCAGAACCCGACCTATCCGACGGTACCCCAGCAGTTTAAGGGCGACATTGAGGTGACGGTGAAGGACGACCGGGTACAGGTCACCAAGGTCAATGTGAATGCGCCCGGCGTCACCCTGAGTGCCGCCAGCGGCGTGCGTAATGTGGAGCAAGACTGATGAACGCTAAATGGGAAGACTTGCATGATGCTGCGTTCCGGGGCGTGGCGTTCTACGTCAAGGACATTGAGGGCAACGGCGGTCGTCGCGCCATTCCCCGGGCCTACCCACGCAAGGAAGTCGGCTGGACAGAAGACAACGGCGCGGAGCTTACTCAGCAGCAGGTCACCGGCATTCTCCTGGGCAACGACTACCTGACGCAGCTCAAGCAGTTGCTGGCCGCTCTCAATACCCCCGGCCCGGGCGAGCTGGTGCATCCCTGGTATGGCGTGCAACGGGTGCAAGTCGGCAAGGTCACCCACCGTTTGAGCACTGAGGAAGGCGGCATTGCCTATATCAGCTTTGAGGTCTTCGAAGCCGGTCAGCAGTTGTTCCCTTCTGCCCAGGAAGACACCACGGCCACCACGCTCAGCGCCGCCGATCAGGCTAAAGCCGCCCTGGCGAACGGTGACTACTTCGAGGCTCTCGACGGCCTGGGCAGCATGGTCGATACGCTGCTGGATGATATGCAGGGGCTGGTAGCGAATTTGCCCACGTTGCCGGATGCGCTCAACGACTGGATGGACCGCCTCAACCGTTTCAAAGACATGGCCGGTATCATCGTTGCGACCCCCGGCGAGTTGATCCGCGATGTCACGAACCTTGTCAGCGACATCAAAGACCTGGTCACCGAAGCTCCCTGGGCGCTGCGCGTCTATGACCAGCTCCGCGACAAGTGGGCCGGAGACCGGGCCGCGCGGGCCGCGACCAAGTCCCTGTCGGATAATGTGGCCGTCAATCCGGAAACCGGTTTTGCCAGCAGCGTGACGCCCACCGCCCTGGTCGATATTTCTGCTCCGATGGCCGCCAACATCGACGACTTTACCCTGATGGTGGTCACCGCTGCGTTGATTGCCAAGGCGGAGACCATCGCCACCGCTACCTTTGAGACCAGCCAGGAAGCTCGCCGTGCCGGTGACGACCTGGCGGCGCTGCTGGGCACACAGGCCACGGTGGCGGTGGAGTCCGGGCAACGTGATCTGTGGCGTGCGCTGCGTGAATTGCGCTTTGCCGTGGTCAACGACGTCCGCCTGCGCAGCGTCCAGTTGCCGGAGCTGCGCCGCGTGTCGCCGGCACGCACCACGCCGGTGATGTTGCTGGCCTGGCGCGAGCGCGGCGATGCCGAGCAGCGGGACAGCCTGGTGCAGCGTAACCGGCTGCGCCATCCATCCTTCATTCAACCCGGGCAAATCATCGAGGTGATCGACAATGTCTGATGAGTTAACCCTCAACGTGGACAACAAAATCTGGGGCGGCTGGACGGAGATGAGCATCAACCGCAGCCTGGACAGCATTGCCGGAGAGTTCGACCTGGAGGTGACGGCACAGTGGTCGCAGGCGGCACCGCGCTCTATCAAGCCGGGGATGGCGTGCAGCGTCAATATCGGCCAGGAGCGCGTCCTGACCGGCTACATCGACGACTTTATCCCGAGTTACGACGACAGGAACGTTTCCCTACGGGTCATGGGGCGCGACAAGACCGGTGACCTAGTGGACAGTTCCGTGGTGGATAAATCCGGCCAGTGGAGCGGCCAGAAGCTGGAGCAAATCGCCACGGTCATCTGCAAGCCCTACGGTATCCAGGTCATCACCGAGACTGACACCGGCGACGCCTTTGGCGGCGTTACCCTGGAACAGGGCGAAACGGCCTTCGAGCTGCTCGATCGCCTGGCGAAACAGCGTGGGGTGCTGATGACCTCCGACGCCCTGGGGCGACTGGTCATTACCCGAGCCTCCACCCGGCGTGCCACCGTCTCGCTGGTGCTCGGGCGAAATATCCTTGCAGCGCGGGGCCGCTTCAGTTGGCGCGAGCGCGCCAGCCAGTACATCGTCAAAGGCTCGGTGGCCGCCGGTGGCGCTACCTGGGATGACCAGCCGGTGAAGGTCGTCGGTGGACGGCAAACGGTGGTCAGCGACCCGGAGATCAACCGCTATCGCCCCAAAATCCTGGTCAATGAAGATAACCTGACGGTGGGCGGCGCAAGCGCACGTGGGGAATGGTACAAGGCCAGCGCCCTGGGCGAGGCCAACACCACCGAAATTACGGTGACCGGGTGGCGGGAAAACGGCGACACAGGCCCGCTATGGCAAACCAACATTCTGGTGTCCGTCGATGACCCCATTCAGCAGTTGAAGGCGGATTGGCTGGTCAAGACCGTGTCGTTCTCTCACGGCAGCAATGGCCGTATCACCGTGCTCAGCCTGGTGCCGCCGGAGTCAATGGACTTGCCCGCCGAGAAGGCCAAGGGTAAGAAAGGCAAGAAGAAAACCGCCAAGACGGAGGCAACATGGGACTGAACCCGGCAAACGTTGCACGCTCTATCACCGCCGTGGGCCGCCGCGTGCGCCTGATGGTGGACCGCGCCGTAGTGCGTATCGTGACCGACAGCCTGGGACGGCAAAATCTCCAGGTCCAAACCCTGGCGAACGAGACCAACGACAGCGTCGAACGCTTCCAGAACTACGGCATGTCATCGGTGCCGCCTCCGGGTTCGGAAGCGATTGTGGTGGCCGTTGGGGGGCGGCGTTCGGGCATGGTCGCCATTGCCGTCGAGGACAAGACGGCGCGCCCGAAAGGGCTGGACCCCGGCGACGTTTGCGTGTATCACCGTGATGGACACACCATCACCCTGAAGAAAGACGGTATCATCGAAATTAGGGGGAAAGCGGTTAATCTGGTTGCTGAAGAATCCTGTGACATTGTGAGTAAACTCATTAATTTCACCGGTAAAGCCACCTTCAGTGAAGATATAACGGTTGGGGAAAAAAGTTTCCTTGACCATATTCATAAGGATGGCGACGGTGCTGATACAACGAAACCGTTATGACCATCAGAATAAATTGGCACCTCCCCGCAGGCGGTGACATCGAAGTAACCCACAATGGCCTTTCGTCTGACGAAGGCCTTGTTACTTTAGTGCTGATTTGTCTCTTCACCGACGCGCCAGCCGCAGACAGCGACATCATCCCCGACGGCACCGATGACCGTCGAGGCTGGCCGGGCGATTCTTTCAGTGATTTCTCATGGGGTTCCAAACTGTGGCTGCTTGACCGCGAGAAGCTCACAGAGAGCGTGCGCCTGCGCGTGGAAAACTACGCCAGTCTGGCGATGCAGCCCCTGATCCAAAACGGCTATGCCCGAACCGCCCAGGTCACCGCCGCCATCGTCTCTTCCGAGCGCATCGACTTCACTGTCGTCCTGACCCGCCCAGGTAAATCAACCCTGACCGTTGACATTAAAAAACGCTGGGAGGCCTTAGACCATGCCCTTTAACGTGCAGAGCCTGCGCCAAATCATCAAGACCGGCGAGCAGGATATTGAGATTGAACTGGATGAGCAGTTACCGCCAGTCGGCGTTGAGCGTGCCCTGAACATCGCGTTCAGTGGTGCCGTTCGGGACGTGTACGACCACCAGACCTGGATTGCTGATCAAGTGGTGCCGTCACCCCGTTCCGACGATCAGACCATCATCGACACCGCCAACGCCGAAGGTGTCATCCGCAAGGCCGCGACCTATGCCACCGGCAAAGCCATCTTCAAAGGGTCGCAGCCCATCCCGCTCAACACCGAGATGCAGGCCCGTAACGGGAATGGCTACCACGTCATTACCGCGAGTGCACCGGTGAACGGTGTGCAGACCGTCACCATCCAGGCTGACGACGTCGGTGCCTCCGGTAATCTGGATGCCGACACCCAGCTAACGCTGGTCTCACCCATTCCCGGCGTCGAGAGCACGGGTGTCGTGGACGCCAACGGCCTCACCGGCGGCACCGATATTGAACCCATTAGCGAGCTGCTTGACCGGCTGCTGTTCCGCAAGCGCAACCCGCCGGTGGGCGGTGCTGTCCATGACTTTGTCATCTGGGCGCGCGAAGTAGCTGGGGTGTCCCGTGCCTGGGCGTGGGATGCCTGGCACGGCGGCGGGACGGTAGGTTTAGCCTGGGTGTACGACAGCCGCCCGGACATTACGCCTACGGCAGCAGACCGCACGGCGATGAATGCCTACCTGTTCCGCCACGCCGACCCGGCCACCGGCAACTTTGTCGGCAAGCCCGGCGGCATCGAGGTGTGGATCATCACGCTGACGCTCAAGCCAGTCAGGCCCGCCATCAAACTTGTGCCGGACACCGACGAGACGCGCAAAGCCACGCTGGCGAACCTCATAGCGCTGCAAAAGACCCTGTCGCCCGGGTCAACGCTGTTGTTGTCCAGCCTGCGCACCGCTATAGGTACCGCCACCGGCGTGACTGATTACCAGCTCGACATCAACAGCGATATCACCAGCGCCAGTGGCGAACTGATCACCCTGACGGAGGTGGTATGGCCCACAGCGTAACCGAGTGGCAGGATGCCTTGCAGCAGATGATGCCGCGCGGTCGAGCCTGGCCGCGTGAGGAAACCGCCAATTTAACCGCGCTGATAAGGGGCGTTAGCCACCGTTTAAACCGGCTTGAAATTAACGCCGACTTACTACTGGCGGAAATGCGCCCGGAAACTACCGTTCAGCTCCTGCCTGAGTGGGAAAATTATTTGGGATTACCGGAGTGCAATATTCCCAATAACGACTTTTTGTCGCGGCGGGCTGCTGTAGTTGAGAAATATCACCGCAAAGGCGGGCTGGCTCCTTGGCAGATTCAAAACGTGGCTCACGCGCTGGGATTCGATATTACGGTGCGGGAAATATTGCCGCACCACTGCCTGCGTAATTGTATGGCGCGTATTTACCCCAAGCGCTACCGGTTTTTATTGTCCATTACGGTACATGACACGCCGGTTACTCGGTTTACCGTGGTGGAAGATGTGCTGACGCCATTGATTGAATACCACACCCAAATGCTGGAGTGCGTATTAACCAAATATCGCCTGGCTGGTTACGGCTACGAATATATTTTTGAGGTGAATTAATGTTCCATATCGATAATGCAAGCAGTGTGGCGGAAATGCCCACGGTTCACCCGCAGTTATTTACTCAGCCCAGGTGGTTTACCGAAGGCGGTGAAGGCATAGAGCCAACGTATCCCGGCTGCGATTGGTTCAACATCATCCAGGCCGAAATGCTCAACGTGCTGACACTTGCGGGCATTGCACCGGACAAAACCAAACTGGATCAGTTTGCCCAGGCCATTCGTCTTATGTCCACCGACTACATGATGCCGGTCGGCATCCCATACCCGTGGCCGGGTTCGTCGGCTCCTGCGGGGTTCGCGCTAATGGTTGGCCAGGCGTTCGACGGCGCAGCCTATCCGAAGCTGGCACAAGCCTATCCCGGCCTGGTCATCCCCGACATGCGCGGCCAGACCATCAAGGGCTTACCGGCGGCAAATCGGGCGTTGCTGAGCTATGAGGCGGACGGCAACAAATACCATGCCCATGGGCTGGAGATCGACAGCACCGATTTAGGAACCAAGGAGACCTCAACCGACCCTGGGCATGACCACGATGGTGGCATGAGCGGGCCAGGTGCAGCATGGGACACCAATTATATCGTCGGCTCTGATAACGACTCACGCCGCACGCGAAATAAGACGAGCTGGGCTGGGCAACATTTTCACACGATGGTGCTGGGATGGCACGGCCATACCGGGCGGGTTAACGGCGACGGCAACCCAGAAACCACCGTCAAGAACATCGCATTTAATTACATCGTGAGGCTCGCGTAATGAGTGAATTTTCTTTCTCGGACACTAACCAGGCTCTGTGGTTGTTCCACTTCGACGCCAAGGGTGTGTTTATCGGCAGTGGGCTGACCATCATACCGGCGGGTACGGGATTACCTGCCAATACCACTACCGTTAAGTGTGAGCCGCAGAGTGGCTTTACCGGCGTTTGGAATGGGACAGACTGGGATTACATGCGTGATAGCCGTGGGACACGCTACTGGGATAAATTCGGTAATGGTTCAGTTATCGTGGAATTGAGTGACGTTATTCCTGACGGTATGACGCTCATTGAGCCACCTAAAAAACTCGCTGGGTATGTATTGCTGTTCGATAATGGGGAATGGCAACAGCTTGAGGATAAAACCGGGCAAAAATACTACGATAATCTCGGCGGTATTCATATTGTCCCTGAGCCATATTTCATACTCCCGGAAGGAAATACATTTGTTGAACCACCAGAGCCTAAATTAGGGTTCGCGACCCAATGGGCAGGCCTGGACTGGGTTTATGTTGAAGACCACCGGGGAAAAACTGCCTATCACATTGAAGATGGCTCGCCTGTCGTCATTTCAGATGTTGGCGCGTTGCCTGACACCCTGACATTCATTATGCCCGCCACTCCCTTTGACGAATGGAACGGCACCGGCTGGGTGACCAATCAGGATGCAGTGGTAAAAAACCAGGTCGAGCAGGCCCGCCAGAAAAAGAATGCATTACGCAATGAAGCCGATGAAGAAATTGCCGTCCTCAGTGATGCCGTCAAATACGGCATCGCCACGGAAGATGAGATTGCCAAACTTGAAGCCTGGAGCCGCTACCGCGTCTTGCTGATGCGTGTTGACCCTGAACTTGCCCCTAACATTGAGTGGCCTGCGAAGCCCTAAGGAAGCTCCATCATGTTCCATATTGATAACCCGAGCGGCGTAGAAGTAATGCCAAAAGTTAGCGATGTTGAAAGCACCAGCATTCGCTACTTTACCGAAGAAAAAGACAAGGCGTCTTACCCAGGCGCCGACTGGTTTAACATCGTCATGCTTGAGCTGTTAAATATTCTCAAGCTATCAAATGTCGCACCAGACAAATTTAAATATAACCAAATCGCAACGGTTATTGTTTCATTGATAAATGAACGGCTTTCGGCGCAATCCAGCGTATTTGATACGGTTGAGGAAGGGCTGAGTAAAACCGATAACGGACAATATTTTAGTGTTCCTCAGGGATTGGATAGCGAACAATCGTTCAAATATTATCAGAACGACAATGGCACTGCGTTACTCATTACTGACGCGCCCAGCTCGAACTCCGTCAGGATTTTGAATGACTTTATGGCTGTACTGTCTGCACAACAGGCGTCGTTGCAGAAGACGACAGAAGTTCTAAATCAGTACAGTTCAAACAACTGGCAATGGATATTATCGAGCCTACGCGGGCCTTCTGAAACGGCGCTCGCACTTGATAATGATTTTGGCCTATGGGTAGCCGGACTGACGTCATCACTGCAAGATTATGTCGAGCAGCTTATTCCGAAAGACCTGGCGAATCGCTATCAAAATTTGCAGTACGCTATCGTTGCCAGAAATGGGATTGATGGCCTGTTGACGATTAACGACAACGGCGACATTCGAATTGTCGGCACCGATGATGTACTGCAAGAGCGGCTAGACACGCTCTGTTCAACAACGTTCTCTCGCACCATTGTGGGGTTCCAGCACGTCATTTTTGCCGCTGATTTGAAAACGGCTCTATTCGCAATTGATGATAACGGCGGCGTATTCATTCCTGGGGTTGATGGGCCGCTGCAAGACAAATTGGGCGAATCACGCGCCAAACTGGTGACCTCTGGCGGGGTTCCTGCGGCTGCGTGGGATAATACGGTGGTGTGGGCTGAGCGACCCGTTCTTACCGTTCAGAAACTGACTGATGCCGGGATGGTTTTCAGCTACTTGCCTGGTGGCGAAGCTGCTGCTGGTGCAGGCGTTATGTATATCCCGTCTATTCGTGAAATGCCGCTCGATGCGACTGAAATTCATGGCGGTGGATCGACAGGCCAATCCTTGAATACCCCATACGACAAAACCGGCAATACAAACGTGGTGAACCGTGACCCAGCCTATCGTGGGCGGTTACTCGCCGCCACCAACGGTAAACCAGAAGGTGATGGCGGGCGCGGTATGGGGAACGCTGACAGAACGACGATTAATGATATGTCATACCCAGGTTATCGGCAGGGTAATGTCTTGCCGCTCTACAATAAGCTGATGTCATTTACACCGGGTAACGTGGTCTTTATGCACGCAGGGTTCGCGGTTGGTGGTGCCCCGTTCTCCAAAATCAAAAAAGGCACTGTCCCGTACAACAAAGGGTTGGCATTAATTCAACTATATAAAACCGCTGCTGATGCCGTTGGGAAACCCTATTCATTTAAATTCCTGACCATGGAGCATGGCGAAAGCGACAACGACAATGGCGATAACCCAAATCCAGGCGATTATCTGGCTAAAGAGACGGAGTATTTCTCTGATTTCCAAGCCGATGTAACGCCTATCACGGGGCAAACCGAACCGTTCCTGGTTGTTATTGGGCAGGTTGGAAGCCGTGTGAATACCAAAGCGGGTGAAATTGACGAAGAGGGAAACCCTACCGGGGAAACTATCGTCGTACAGCCATATTCAGTCACTGCGGTTGACCAGACCGCGTATGTGCGCCACAACCCGGATACAGCCATCATGTATGGCCCCAAATATCCCCTGAACTGGCTGTTTAGTGACGGCACGATGAGCCATTTAAATGCGGCCGGTAAAGTCCTCCAGGGCGAATATACGGCTCAGGCTATCCACTGGCATCTCTACGACACGGAAAAGAAAGGCACGTGGACTGGGCTGAAAATTCGAAATGTAACGCTGAGCGGCGCGATTGCGAATTTACTCTGTGATGTCCCTTACGCCCCAATCGTCATCGACAGCGCATTTATCCGTGACTGCCCTGGTAAAGGCATCAGCCTGGAGCGCAATAGCGCCACCGTAGTGAATGTCTCAATCGTAGACGGTACTACGATCCGTGTTGAATTTGATAAGGCTCCGGCTGCTGACGACGTGTTGCTAATCGGATTTACGAATACGCAACCACACACAAACGGCAGTGTTTACCCCACAACGTGCTTCCGCGACTCGTCGCCTGTCATTTCTAAATGGGTGACGCGTTCCGGGGTTCCGTTCCCGCTTTATAACTGGATGTGCTTAGACCGTATTCCTTTGACTGGAGAAATCTGATGGTAGCTGCAATTAACACCGGAAAAGCCTATGCAGGGTTCCGCCCCGCACTTGATCTTTCAGCGTCGATTCTTGATCCGCAAGCATTGTTTGCTAGCTACAAGAGCCGCGTGCTGGCGGACGGCGGGCATATTCCCGACGAATCAGGCTGTATCGAACGGTTTAAATTTCTTTTGCTCAATGCAATGTATGAGCGAACTGTTGTATCTCTGACACCGGCCTTTGGCATCAAAACGGACAGCGCGGGTAACGTTCTGACCGTATATAACTTGCTCGGTGAGGCAGGCGACCTGTTGGCAGTATCAAAAGGCACACCACCTGGCCAGATGCTGTATGACACATCGACCCGTTCGATCAATGTTCAAATTACGTCTAACGGTGGTACCTGGCTCCAAAGCCGGGGCAGTATCGTGATGCAGAAGGCCGCAACTTATCTGCTTGCCGGATGCATGAGCGATAGTAGTAGAGCTGATGGCAACGGTTTAACTTTCGGCTATCCGATAGGGTCGCTCCCGATGGCATATATGCGAACGATGATTACGAAAAACCAAACGATCACTGAGTCGTGGCGTTTTGGTACTCGTGATTCAGGCTGGCCAGCGGATGTTGGTGGCGCGTTGATGGTTGCAGCCACACTGTATGAAGACTACGTGCCAGCAGCTGGATTATTCGATGTGACATCCGGTGTTATCACCGGTTATGAAAAGGGTAAGTTCGCGATGAAAACGACCTCGTCAACGGGTGCCCTGGCAGACCTGCGCGATCGGACTGCTGCCCTGGTAGTCGGTACACCGGGCAGCACTACAACGGGCTGCTATGGAACATTCAGGGATATGTTACACCTACATTCGGCGTCTGAAGCGGATGCGGTGCTCGCATCTCGATTGGGTATTTAAATTCGGGTAATTTGATAATAATTAGAAAAGATTGCGGGTTCTCATTTTAAGTGGCCCGCTTTTTCATTTTTCGCGCCGCGCAACAGCCACCGCGCCAAACACATTGACGTCAAACTGGCGGCGCAGTTCTGCGAGCGGAGATTCTTCCAGAATGCCTTCATGACCGTAACCGGCATTGTTCACCAGCACATCTATCGGACCGACGGCGGACTCTATCTCTCCAACCACCTCATCAATACGCTCAACATCCGTGACATCAAGCAGATAGCCAAAAGCCCGCTGCGTATCGAGCGCGCCGAAAGCCTGCAGCGCTTCGCTGTTGCGCACCGTCCCTACAACCCGATGCCCTACGGCGAGGGCTTCCCGCGCCAGCGCCTGGCCAAAGCCACTGCTGACGCCAGTGATTAA